GTGTACCGACAGGTGGCCGACGCTCTGTGGCCTCATCTGAGGAAGATGATCAATGGCTTGGGTGGAGAGGAGAACGGCTTCTCGATCAAGGACGGCGAGATCCGTTACCTCTACCCGAAGAAGGTGGACGGTCAGGAGCTGATCAGCCGGTGCATCGGTTTCTCGGCGAGCAACCCTGAGAAGGCTGAGGGCTGGCACGTGCAGGGTCCGAGCAATGACCTGATGTACATCGTCGATGAGGCGAAGGCGGTACCGGACGGGATTTTCCAGTCGATGGAGCGGTGCCAGCCGACGCGGACCCTGCTGATGAGCAGCCCCGGCGGCTCCTCCGGGTACTTCTACGATGTCTTCCGTCGCAACGACGGAAAGTGGCAGACCTTCACGGTGACCGCTTACGACTGTCCGCATATCCGGAAGGAGTGGATTGATGAGCAGATGGCCCGCTGGGGCGAGGGTCACCCGCTGGTGCGCTCGATGATCTACGCGGAGTTCATGGAGGATGACGGGAGTCTCACGGCGGTGAAGACGGCCGACTGGCAGAAGGTGGTCAGTGGCCCACCCAAGGAGGACACCGACGGCCACCGACTGACCGCGGGCTGCGACTTCTCGGCCGGAGGTGACGAGAGCGTGATGGTCATCCGCCATGGGAACACGGTCAAATCCCTCATCCGCTGGCGGGACAAGGACACGATGGCCAGCGTGGGCCGGTTCATCGCGGAGTTCCGGAAGTGGAAGCTGAAGGCTGAGGATATCTATGCCGACGTAGGTGGCATGGGGATTGTCATGTGCGACGCCCTGAGGGCGGAGGGATGGGATGTGCGCCGGGTGAACTTCGGGGAGCGGGCCATTCGGGATGATCAGTTCGTGAACCGGGCGGCTGAGATGTGGATCGAGTTCGGGAGAATGGTGGAGGAGGGTAAGGTGAACCTTGGACCGGTCGGGACGGACGAGGTACTTCTCCAGCAGTTCGTGAGCCGCAAGGTACGGACGAACGGGAAGGGCAAGCTCACGCTGGAAGGCAAGGACGAGCTGCGGGCCAGAGGGGTGAACAGCCCGGACCGGGCGGATGCGATGGTGCTGGCCTTCTGTGGTGGTGGCGGGAAGCGGATGGACGAGTACATGAAGGCACTGGGCGAGGATGGGCGGAGCCTGCTGGAACGGATGGAGGATGAGCTTGGCCCGCTTGAACCCGAGGGGGTTGCGCTTGCTGGTTGCGAGGTGGGGGGATAAGAGGAGGGGAGGACATTTATGATGACCGATAAACAGCGGAGTGCGTTGCAGGGGCAGATTGTCGAGGCTGTGGGCCAGCGCAGCCCGTGGGAGCTGCGGCAGACGAGGTGGTACGAGCTGCGGCACCATGGATTGCGCCGTACGAACAAGCCCTGGCCGAAGGCCGCGGACCTGCACTGGCCGCTGATCGATACGGCGATCGAGAAGCTGAAGCCGCTCTTCCTCCAGCAGGCGCTGGGCATGGATGTGGTGGCCAGCTTTGTGCCGATGCGCCAGCAGTTGAACGCGTACACGAAGGTCGCGGAGGACTGGTTCAATTATAAGATCCGGGAGAAGACCAACTTCGTGGATGAGGTCCTGAGCTGGGTGGACTACACGCTGATGAGCGGGCGCGGGGTGATGAAGTGCTTCTGGAATCCGGGCGATAAGCGGGTGGGATTCGAGGCTGTGGACCCGATGTATTTCGTGGTGCCGGCCTATACGGTTGATCTTCAGGATGCGGACTGGGCAGTGCATGTGATGCCGATGAGTGTCCCGGCGTACAAGCGGATGGCTGGCCAGTTCGGGTGGAAGGCGGACTCGAAAACGATCGAGAAGATCCGGGGTAACCCGCAGGAGGACGACAATATCCCGGGGGCTGCGACCGAGGACGATGCGAAGCAGTTGCGCGAGGGAATCACGTACACCAACAACACGGATGGAGTGATCGTCTGGGAGGTGTACCGGAAGCGGGATGACGGGGTGTGGGAGGTGTATCTGTACAGCCCCGCGGCGGTGGATCTGGACCTCCGGGACCCCATGGAACTCCCCTACGACCATGGCCAACTTCCGTTCGTGGATTTCCCGTACGAGATCAAGGACAAGGGTTGGTTCAGCCCGCGGGGAGTGTGCGAGATCCTGGCTCCGTTCGAGCTCTCCATGACCTCGATGTGGAACCACAAGCATGATGCGATGACGCTGTACAACCGGCCGCTGTTCCGAGCGGAGCGGGAATTGCCGAACAGCATCAACCTGAGGTTCCAGCCGGGGCAGATTCTCCCGTATGGCGTGGCTCCGGTGCAGATGCCGCAGCCTCCGGTAAGCTTCGATCAGGAGCTGAACCAGACGCGGGCGGTGGCTGAGAACCGGATCGGTAGCCCGGATTACGGCATGTCCACGGTGATGAGCGGTGGCAGCGACCGGAGAACCGCGACCGAGATCCAGAGCATCAACGCTCAGGCCATGCAGAGCGGCGATCTCCGGGCGCGGCTGTTCCGCATGGCGCTGGGCAAGCTCTATCGTCAGGCGTGGGGCTTGTACATCCAGTACGATGCCAAGAGCCTGCGGTACCGGTTCGCGGAGGACTCGCTGGAGGCGGATCCGATCGCGTTGCATGATCAGTACGAGCTGGAGCCGAAGGGTGGCATGGACATGGTGAGCCGGCAGATGATGATCCAGCAGGCCATTAACCGGAAGCAGTTGTTCATGAACTCGCCCTGGGTGGATCAGGTGGAGCTGGACAAGAGCATCATGGAGCTGGACGACCCGAGCCTCGTGAAACGGCTGCTCCGGGATCCGGGCCAGAAGGCGGCGGACGAGCTGGAGGACGAGACCAAGACGATCCCGACGCTGCTGGTGGGTATTCCGGTGCCGGCCAAGCCTGGTCAGAACTATGCGGGTCGTATCGGGGTGCTGATGCAGTACCTGAATGGGGCGATGCAGCAGGGCCAGCAGTTGAGTCCGGTGAGCAAGAACGCGTTCATGATGCGGATCGATAGCCTGCTCCAGGGCTACGAGCAGGTGGCGACGAACGAGGCGCGGAAGCTGCGGAAGGAGATCCAGAAGTTCTTCGAGAGCACGGGCATGCTCGCCGCGGAAGCGGCCCCGCAACCCCCCGCTCCGGTTGCTGAAGCTCCCGTGATGTAAGGATCATGATCACCGTGACATGTAAGGATTGCCGGTTCTATTGTGTGGACGGGACCTGCCGCAGGTTCCCGCCCGCTGGCAGGCCTAGTTGTTGGCCTACTCTCAATGCCAACGACTGGTGCGGCGAGTTCGAGGCCAAGAAGGTTATGATACCGCTCACCGAAGGAACCGTCGTCCAATGCAACGTCGCGCCGGCCACGCCCCGGGAGATCGAGCCGGGAGGCTTGCAACCGCTTGAGGAGGGCGTTGCACCGAAGATGCGGGTCCAGCGGAAGAAGCCGGTGTCGGATCTCAAGGAGATTCAGGAATCACCAATCTTTGGAGGGGGCTAATATGGCTGAATACCAAGGCAAGAAGGTTACACTCAACAAGCCATTCTACACTCCGGGAGAGAAGAAGAAGAAGGCGGTGTATGTTCGCAATCCCAAGGGTACCGTGATCAAGGTGCGCTTTGGAGATCCGAATATGGAGATCAAGCGGGACGATCCGGAGCGTCGGAAGAACTTCCGTGCGCGGCATAACTGCGATACGGCCACGGACAAGACTACGCCGCGGTATCATTCGTGCAAAGCGTGGTGACCCATTTCCAACATGAAGAAGAAATCCAAGTTCAGTAAATTGGCCAACGAACTCCGTAAGGAAGGTGCCGATGATCCCAAGGCTCTCGCCGCGTGGATCGGTCGCAAGAAGCTCGGCGCCGCGGAGTTCATGCGCCGTCAGGCCGCGGGTCGGAAGAAGGCCGCCAAGTAACCATGATCTCCATCATCGCACGAGTCCGCGCTGCTTGGACCTTTGGCCGACATCAGTGCTGGGTGAATCCGCTTCCTTGGCGCAAGGAGGATGCCAACGCACTGAGCAACTTCTTCAAGAGCGATAGCGGGAAACGCTTCAAAGACGCTTTGCTGAATACCGTTCTCATGCAGAACGCTTCAGCCATAACTGACCGAAACCATTTGCAATACTCATCGGGCTTTGCAATGGGTCAGGCCAGTCTTGTGAAGGTCATCGAGATGATGGCCGACCAAGAATCAATTACGGGGCAGGAAGATGATCCGGATTCTGCCACGAACACATAGGATCAAAGTTGCGGTTGTTGGTCTGTGCGGACCAGCAAACGAGTAAAAGCACAATATGGCAGATGATACACTGAGTGCCGATGCGATGCTCGCCTTGGCCAACGACTACGATGCCGGTGTCGATATCGACAGCCAGCCTAAGGAGTCGTCTCCTAATACCAATGAGACGGCTCCGGTTGAGCAGGATTCCCCCGATGAGGGGAACGCCAGCAAAGAGGTCGATGGTGGCGAGCGGGAGGTAGGCACCAAATCAGAGCCCGAAGCGAAAGCCGAGAAGAAGGCGGAGCCGAAGGACAAGAGCAGCAAATTCGCTCAGGAACAGAACCGAAAGGCGAAGACCTGGGAGCAAATCAACGCTGAGAAGGAGGCCCTCAAGGCCGAGCGCGAGGCGGTGAGGCGGGAAAGGGAGGAGTGGAGCAAGCAGCGGGAGCAATCCAAGGTTGCTGAGACCAGTTCCTTCCGAGATGAGAAGGGCTACACGGCGGAAGACTACGAGGCTGCGGCCAAGGAGTTCGATGCCGATGGCGATTCTCAGTTGGCCAAGGCAGCGCGAGCCAAGGCTGATGGAGTCCGAAAAGCTGCTACGGAGCGACAGCAGAAGGCGCAGCAGGAGA